AGCATCAGGGAGTCCCTCAATGAAAAGACGGGGGAGGACTTGAACTCAACGTACCTGTGGCCTACGTTTATCTCTACGAGTTCCCTGCAAGCCTTCTGGCCGTAGTTGCGGTAGTACATCCCCATTAGGATGCCCTGTACGAACAGGTCTGAAGGGAACGATGTGCGGGCGTTCAGTGTGCAAGCCACCGTTGGGATGAACACTGAGTTTTCTCCCTGCTTTACCTCTCTTGCCGCTGTGTCCCAGATGGCTGACGAGAAGCGCGAAAACCCTCCGTCGTTCTGGATGGGGTCTGTCCCTTGGAAGTAGCGGTGCGCCCATGTGTTTACCGGGGGCAGGAACATCTTGATGGGCGCCTCAATGTCGTCCGCTGGTGACGGAACCCACCTGACACCCTTTACCGGGTGAGGGAAGTGAAGGTCTGTGAGCCTTACAGACTCGTCAAAGATCGGCTCAAACCTTCCGGGCACAGGGGCTAGACCCCTCTTGTGGCACTCGTTGATAATCCTGTTCTGCTGTTTTACGATTATCTCCATCGGGACCAGCGTCTTGTGGCTGGTCATAAAAGCATCATCCGGCTTGCTGGGGTAGTGGGCGCAGAACAGAGACAGACGCTCGGTGGCGGACAGCCCCTTGGTCTCCTCGGTCTGACCACGCAAGTACTTGGCCTTTTGCTTGTTGTAGAACTCACGGGTCATGCCCGGTCGGCAGGTCCAGTCCATGAACACGGGGACCCAACCGCCAGTATCCTCCCCTCCCTCCCAAGCAGCGAGAAGTGACTTGAAGTCATTCTCAAATGCTCCCTGACCCGTGTTATTGGATGAGCCAGTTCCCCAAGCGAACGCCTGACGTACTAGTTCAAAGCGACCCTTCGCCTTGTTGAACTGGTACATGGTAGGGTCAATTTCGCTCTTGATGGTCTGGTACGTCGGGATGTTCTGAGCCTCGTCAAATAGTGACCAAGTGGGTGTGCGACCGTTGACGGTCATGCTGTCCTCGGCAGAGAGCAGACGGAACTCGGAGATGTCACGACCCTTCTGTGCCTTGGTGTCTCCGGGGTCAAAGTCCATGATGGCGCTCTCGGACGAGAACCCCTTGCTTACGTCCACCTCGCCAATCATCCAGTTTGGAAGGTGCTGGAAGGTGGACTGGAACTTGTCGCGGAACAGGGTCTTACCCGTGCCGTCCTTCTTGTGTACCATGAACACCCCGCTGAACGATGAGCGAACCACGCTCTCAAGAGCGGCCATAGCCATCATCGTGGATGTGATAGCAGCCTGACGGCCTTTTACCAAGTCAAAGCTGTTCCCACGGTCTACAAGGAATGCAAGCAGGGCCTGTGCCGTTGATGCCTCGTATGGGCGACGACCGCCTATGAACCCATCCTCCTTGATGGAGACGTATTTGTTAAGCCCGTAGAGCTTGTTGTCTGCGATGCGAGCCAGTTCCTGACGCTTCCACTCAAAGCGAGAGATGGGGTCGATGTCCGCCAGCGTCCGCTTATCCTCAAGCCACCTCTTTGCCTGCTCTATGTATACAAAGAACGGCTCGTAGGGTATGATGGAGTCAAAGCGCGGGATGTGGGAGTTGATAAAGTCCCTGAAGCCCTTGTCTGCGTCCTCTGCGCGGTCTGGCCTCCAGTGGTGCTTTTGGATGTCAACGTCCTTCCACTTTTCAATCCATGAATCGTGGATTTTGCTGTAATAGCTGCTACCCTCAAGGGGCTTGCCAGCGTTTTCGCCCTCTGTTATGATGGGAATGTCATACAGCCAAAGGTGGGCCTCCCCGTTGTCTGGGATATCCTCATACTCCTGCTGGGGGCGAACGGATACCTCTTGTTTCTTTAATTCTTCAGAGAACCCAGCAGACCTTACCTGCTGCTTATGTTCGCTGGTAAGCGATACACCTTCCGAACTCAGCTTGAGCAAAAGTTCGGCAGTATGCTCCTGTATGGACTTTCTTGTTTCGATTCCACAAAAATAGATACAAAGTATTGAGTATCAGCAATTCGGTGTTACATTTGTTGCATGGACAACATGGACATCTCCTGCGACGGCTTTGCGCTTATGGAGCTTGAGCAGTGCGATGGACTGATAGTAATCTACTACAAAGATGCCAGCACCCTATAGGTTCAATGTGGTCGTAGCAAACGCAGAAATTGTGTTTGAAAATGCAGTAACTGGTGACCTTGAGTATGCCATCAATCTTTACACTGTTGTAGATGTTACAGCGCAAGTAAAGCAAGTGAGGGTGTACGGCCTTGCAAATGGAGACTCCCCTTGGCTCCCATCCAGCGGCGACAACCCTTGGAGCAGTGTTGCAAACGATGCAACCATGCTGCAAGACAATTGGCCTGACCCTGCATCAGCATTTCCAGACGGGCTTGGGCCAACTAATAATACTCAAATCTCTAGCAAACCCTCACAATATCAGCAATGGTTTGTCCGCATCCACTTGAATGACCAGCGGTTTATGGACATCCCAATGGGCAAGGTTGCCAATCAAGCGACTTGGGCGAATGATTCGGCGGGGGCCGGTAAGTGTATCGCCGACATTCTTGCAGAGATTGCTATGCCTTAATAGAGTCAATCTCCACCATCAGCGCCATCAGGGCGTTGATAGCCCCTTGAATCTCCGCAACCCTCATGTAATCCATGGGGGTTGTCCTTTCTTCGGTGTCTACCACCTCGCTCCATTGAGCGTTGAGCTTGTCAATACGCGCCAGAATCATGTCTTTAATTGCTTTGTTTTCCATTCCACAAATATAGATAGGTGTCGTGCTTGGATAAAAATTCTTGCACTGCTTACATAACTCGCTGATTATCAGTATATTTGTACCACTAAACCCAAAGAACAATGATTATTCAGTTCCAAACCGCCGGTGGCGAAGTGGTGAACACCAACTTTGTCACCCCGCAAATTCTGGCCACCGTGGGTCCGTTCAGCAAGCTGATCACCTACCCCACCTACGCCAAGAGTGGCGATTACAGCTACAGTGGTCCCTACTACGGCGAAGTGTCTCCCCCCGGCACCGATCCAAACTACAATCTTACCCCGCTTGGCAACACCGAGCCGGTGGAAGGTCAACTGACTGCCGACTATGACACGGGTGAGGGCGTTGTGAAGGTTGGTCCTACTGGTAGCATCTTGTTCCCGCTGGGTCGCGGTGGTTCTTACATCGGCTTCTACAGCCCCACCGGTGTGCTGTACACGAAGTGGAAGATGGACAACGATCAAGCTGTCCAAGATGGTATTGCCGCAATCGCCGCCGCTCTTGGTGCTGGTGACCCCTACCTGCTGCTCCTGTCCGACGGCAACCCCTGATTTTTGTTCACTTCAATATATGCAGAGGCCCCCGGAAGGGGGCTTCTTGCGTTATAGCTCTACCCTCTTCCCCTCCACGCCATCCTCGTCCATCCAAGTGTTGCAGTAGTCTGCATTTGTCTTATACCAGAAGTCCTTGTCCGCCCCCATGATTTCCATCATTTCGTCCACCCTGCATATTGTTGGCCTCTCCTCATAGATGGCGCAGGAGTTGTCGTCCAGTAGGTTTACGCACGACCCGTCCTCCTTTAGAAGTTCCAATGGCCACTGTGGTATCATGTGAACCCTTCGGCAACAGGCACCACATCCGGTGCATGGATAGGCCATTAGATTTGTGGGATGAAACAAGTATTTCCAGACTTCAGGACCCCTGCCTCGGCTAGGGAGAAGATTGACAGGAGCAACATCACCACAAGTGACATTGTCTCTGCGCTTGTCGAAGTAGACAAGGCCATAACGCGGTTTGAGATAGAAGCAGAGAGCAAGTACGGGATGTATGTCAACAGACGCATCGACGACATGATTTCGCTGCTTGAAGACCTCAAGCGCCGCGTTAACGATACTCGCAGGGCCATCAACATAGCTGACGGGAGGGTTTAGACCACCGACATAGGCTTCTCCTCCTCCTTACTCACCTCTGCCAAAGCCTCCTCGTTCTGCTTGGTAAGCTCGTTGACGGTCTCAATGACCTGAGCAAACTCTTCGGGGTGGTTTACCAGCATATGGTACACTACGTTGCGTACCATATTGACGCTGTAGTTGCCCGACATCTTGATCTGCTCCCCGTCATCGCCGGAGTACATGGAGAACACCTCCAAGCTGTGCTTCTTGGCGTGTTTGTAAACCTGATCAACCAAGATGTTGAGTTTCTGTCTGTTTTGCTTGTCGTTAGGCATGGTCAGTCTTTCTTTTTACCCTTGTATCGTGCCAGCATCCTACGGCCCTTGGCAACTGCCGAGGCTTTATCGCCGTAGTGCCCCCACGCCTCCAAAGATAGCTTTAATCGCGTCTTCTTGCCGTCCTTCATCAGTGGGCCAGCGGCGGAACCCATTCGGACCAAGAACGAACCCTTACGGCGCATCTGTTCAGGGGACGATGGTGCGCCCTTGACAGGAGCCTTGAGGTTGCTCCCGGTCTCCTTGTTGTACTTTGCCCGTCCAGCGGCAGAGAGACCGCCCTTGGGGTTCTTGTGTTCCTTACGGAGGTTTACTTGGTCTGCCATTGGTTATTCTGGTTTTAGTTCATCTGGCCAATCTGGGGGCTGTGCGTTGATGGGGCGATAGAAGATATCCTCTGCTGCTTCGTACCAATCACCGATGCCAGCGTTGCCGTTGGCATCCAGCACGACAGAGTCATGCGGCAGAGGGTACTGCCAGTTAGGTGCAGCCACCGGATCCCACTCCACCACGTTCAACACGTATCCTTGTTTAATCACAGCGTATCGTGCCATTGCTTATGCTTTGTATACTTCGTAAACATAGACTATCCCATTGCCTCCGTTGCCGCCATCGCCGCTGATGCCATCACCCACGCCAACCGTGCCACCGCCACCACCACCTCCACCTGCGGAGATAGCACCATTGCCGCCGTTGCCAGCATTCGTTGCGCCTGTGCCAGCACCACCGCCACCACCGCCACCACCTGCACCATTGGTCGTTGCAATGCCATATGACGATAGCAGCGTAAGGACGATGTTGCCTGTGCCGTTGCCTCCATTGCCAGCACCTGTTGCGCCCGGCAGTCCCTGACCCGTTAAAGCAGTTCCGTTCCAGACATCTCCACCTCCTCTTGCGGCAACTGTGCCACCGCCAACAGCTCGGGATCCACCATTGCCACCCGGAGCGCCACCCGGAGCGCGGCTGCTGTTGGTAGTAAACTGAGGGACACCCGTTGTAGGCCAATAATATCCCGCACACCCACCTATGTTGCCAGCTCGCATTGCTGGATGTCCAAGCATAATGTTAGATCCCTTGCGTGGCGTACAGCCTACTACGTCACGTCCTGTTTCTGCCCCAGTTCCAACGGCGCCACCTAATGCAATGACGTGGGTTCCGAAGGATGCATCGCCGCCAAGGGTGCCAGCAATACCAGCACCATCCGTGTTGCGTCCGGGCGCACCTGCACCGCCTAACGGCACGGTGACAGACTCTGTGCCACCAAGCGATGCCGCTGCGATAAAATCCCACACCACCCATCCACCACCGCCGCCTGATCCACCTGTGGCCTGTATCGTTGTGCCTGTGCGAAGGTCACCACATTCACCGCCTCCACCAGCACCAACGCAGACCACGAACGCGCCAACGAAGGATGAGTGCGTTGGTTTGTTCCAAGTGTCGCTTGTCGTGTATTCGCGCAGCACGTTGGCTGGGCTACCGATACGTGGGACTGCAAATGAACCTACGCTCATAGGTTGCTGATGTTAATGGTCACGCCAATGTTGGCAGTGGGCAGGTTCTGGGAGTACACCTTGACGCTTCCCGCTGCGCTGTCCGTCCTTGGGAGTATGCCAGCGGCAATGACCGTGGAAATGGCTGCGTTGTCTGGGATGACATCCACAATGGAAGCAGCGGTGATGTTGGCGTTGGCCAAGTCCTGCTCGTACAAGCCGCTGACAAGCGACCAGCCAGCGGTGGTCAGGGTGAGCGAACTCACCTGTAGTATCTTTTTGCTTACGTCAAGTACTGTCCTTGCGTCTGCGGGAGTTTTATTCTCCCATACACTAAGGACAGAGTTCCAATAGAGGCCACAGGTATTGGTGGCTGGGGTTGTGATCTTAACGTCGTGCAGCTCCTCTAGCTCAAATCCATTGAGCGGGTCAACATAGATAATGCCAGCCCCTCCCGCCTTCTTGATGCAGTATCCAACCCGAACCATGTGGTCAGGGGCCGCTGGCTTGACGTTGGTGATCTGTCCAGCCACGGTTGGGGACAGATACAAGACATCCCCCTCGTTAAAGGAGTTTGTATTGATGCTCCTTATCAGACCACGGGTAATGACGTACCCGCTTGCATTGTTAGCAATCGGCTCTGCGACAAGGCCAATGGTCTCTGCGCTGTTGGGGTCTCCGTCTCCTTGGGCCAAGGCTATCTTGAGCCGTGTGCCGCTTGACCCATTGACCCTGACCACCTGACCCTTGGTCATAGGACTCCCCGTGTCGTTGAAGCACAACACGTGGAGGTCGGTGCCAAGCAGCGCAGTGACATTGCCACCGGCTAGACCAGCTTGGGGGGAACCTTCGGTGCTGTCCCACAGCATACGGCCAGCAGCGGGTGCGCTGGTGGGGGTGGTGTCAAAGTCTATTGCGTCAACCTGACCCAGCTTGCCGTTGTCGTCCAGCAGAACTGTGCTGTTCTGGATCAACTTACCCGTGGCAAGGTTGAACCTAGCAATGGCATTGTCCGTGGAGGACGCGGGGCCGACCACGTCACCACCGGCCACAACGCCATTGGATGCAATGGTCACCCTGCCCTTGGAGTCAACTGTGATGTTAGCGTTGGTGTAACTACCGGGGGTCACCGCCGTGTTAGCCAGCGTGGCAACTTGGGAGCCGGTGCCGGGGCCAGCGGTAACGTCACCGGTAAGTGCGGTAATCCCACCAAAGGGCAGAACCCCTGCGATGGCAGAGATGTCCTTGACCGCCTCCACGGCCCCCTCAAAGCTGTTCCTCCAGAACCTCTGGTTGGTGACGCTGTCAAGGGGGATGGGGAAGGTGTTGGCGTTGGTGTCGGTGACGTACACCGTGTACAGGCCACCATTGAAGTTGATGTTGGGCTGGAACTCTTGCCAGACGCGACGGATGTCAGCGCCAGCGACGGTAACGATGTTACCAGCACTGACTATTCTGACCTTGTCGCTCTCGACATATACTTCCATGTGTCAGTTGTTACAGTAGTACCACCAAGCACCCTGTGCCTCAAAGGTTACAAATATAGCAGTATCTTCCAACATGGAAGAGGAGTCAGGGGTGT